CGTGCGAAAAAATTACAGCAGGGAATTAATGAAAACAAAGTATTGTATCTAACAAAAGAATATATAGAAAAAACACCTGAAGGTATTGCAATGGATGAATTAAAAATAAAAAAGGCATGTTGCAGACGTCATTTCTTAACTCATGTTGATATTGAATAAGTATTTAGTGAAGTGTCGTTAAATTATGATATAGTATAAATATTTTTATTTTTTAATCTTTTTTTATAATATATGGCACGGAATAGAAAAACAAATAAGAGAAGAAAAAATAAAAACACAAATAAAAACACAAATAAAAATGTTAAAAAAGTTTGTTCTATAGTATGTAATAAAACTCGTAATGTTATGAAAAACTTTATAAATAAAAAAAAATATTTAAATACTTTAACAAAAAAGTGCAAGAGAAGTTGTGTAAAAAAATATGGTAGAAAAACGCGTTCAAGACGACAAAAAGGTGGCTCAACCACTGGCGTTCTACCAAGTGTATTTACTAATTTAGCTGATAGTGTTTCACATTCAGCAATGTCAACTGTAAATATGTTTAATGGATATCCTGTCGGAGATTCTCCTCTTCCATTTTTAGCTCATTATAAAACATTATTATAATTTTTTTGTTTTTTTAATATATAATGAAATCTGTTAAAAAAACAGTTGAAGCTTTATGTCAACCTGCATATTTATATTTTATTATTTCAGCAATTTCAATGTTAATAATGATGGTTCAAAACTTAGTAGAGGGACAAAACATTCTTTGTTTAGGAGAATACAAATGTGAGACTGAAACAGCTCCTCTTGTTTTTGTAGGCCAGGCATTGTATATTCTTATTTGGACAAAGGTTCTCGACATGTTATGTAAGAAAGGTTTAGGAAGTGTTTCCTGGTTTATTGTTTTATTCCCATATATTCTTATGTTTATTATTTTAGGTTTGTTTATGTTGAATGTGGGAGTTAAACCAAGACAATCAGTCTCTGGTATGATTGTTAACGGTGATTTAGCTGGCAGTGCAGTATAAATGACGCATTGAAGTTATACAATTATAGTTTCATTATTGTAATTGTTTCGATACTATAATAATAGTACAATATAAATAAATATACTATTATTATAATATAAATGGAAGAAAATGATTGGAATGAATTACAATGGGATACAATAGATAAATTTTTTAAAGATAATCATTACTGTTTAATAGACCATCATTTAAAATCTTATAACAAATTTTATGAGAATGATATTTTTAACATTTTTAGAGAGAAAAATCCTGTTAAGATACTAAAAGAATTTAATGATAAAACAAATGAGTATGACTTGCAATGTTATATGTATATGGGAGGTAAAACAGGTAAAAAAATATATTACGGAAAGCCTGTTATTTTTGATGAAGAAAACACTCATTTTATGTATCCCAACGAAGCACGTCTTAGAAATATGACTTATGGATTTACTATACATTATGATATTGAAATTGATTTTGTTATGAAAAATGAAACCGGAGAGACTATAAATAAATCGATGACATTGGAGAAAATATTTTTAGGAAAAATGCCTATTATGATGCATTCTAATATGTGCCTGTTAAATGGCATGGCTCGACAATTTTGTTTTAATGCTGGAGAATGTAAAAATGACAGAGGTGGCTATTTTATTATAGATGGAAAAGAGAAAGCAATAGTATGTCAAGAACAGTTTGCAAACAATATGATTAACATTAGTAATAAAGGAAACGAAACTTACAGTCATTATGCTGATGTTCGCTCCGTATCCGAAGATGCATCAAAGCCTACCAGAAATCTCTCTGTTCGTGTTGTTAGACCTGATATAACATACACTAATGAGCAAATCGTTGTTAATATTCCAAATGTAAGAAAGCCAGTTCCATTATTTATTCTAATGCGAGCTCTTGGTGTAATTTCAGACAAAGCAATTATAGAGACATGTTTGCTTGACTTAAAAGAAAATGAAAACTACATTGATTTTTTTATTCCATCTATTCATGATGCTAACCGTTTTTTCACGCAAAAAGCAGCGATTGAATATATAGCCAGTCTTACTAAAGGAAAAACATCAAATCATGTTCTTGAAATTTTAATGGATTATTTATTCCCTCATATTGGTGTCGATAATTTTATCGACAAAGCATATTATCTAGGACATATTGTTTTTAATTTAATAAAAGTATATTATGGAAAGAAACCGACCGACCGTGATAATTTTAAATATAAAAGAGTAGAAATGACCGGAACGCTCATTTATAATTTATTTAATGAGTATTTGAAAATACAAAATGATACAATTGCAAAGTCTTTTGATAAGATATATTATTATAATGCACAAATTTATTCTAGCAACTTTCCTTTGTTAATTGATAACAACTATAAAGAAGTCTTTAAAGAGAGAATTCTTGATAATGGTTTTAAAAAAGCATTTAAAGGAAACTGGGGAGCAACCGAAAATACCAAGAGACTTGGTGTTATTCAAGACCTTAATCGTCTCTCTTATAATAGTGCTCTTTCACATTTACGTAAAATCAATCTCTCTATGGATGCAAGTGCAAAAATTGTTGCACCAAGATTATTGCATGGCTCTCAATGGGGATTGATTGACCCGGTTGATACACCTGATGGTGGCAATGTTGGTTTGCATAAACATATGGCTATGATGACACATATTACTGCCGGATACTCTAAAGAACCTCTTATTTCTCTCTTATATAATACTTTTAATGTTAAAAAATTGCGCACACTTAAAACGAAACAATTAAGTAAAATGATTAAAATTTTTGTTAATGGTCATTGGATAGGTAGTATTGACGACCCTATATTATTTACTGAAACTTTTAAAAATTATCGTCGTATCTCTCTTATTCCTGTCCAAACAAGTATTTCATGGAATATACAAGCAAATATTATTTACATTAATACTGATGGTGGGCGACTTTGCAGACCTATTTTTTACATTGACAGTGATAGAAATCCTAGTTATGATAAATATTCTGATAATTTATCGTGGAGTAATCTTCTAACAGGTAGTCATAAAAAACCTGATAATTTTGATATAAATACTTTTTACTCAGCTAAAGAACTTTATGATGATAAAAACATTGATTCTCTCTTTTCCAAGAAAGCACTACTTGATTTTATTGATTCAGAAGAAGCTGAAACTTCTCTTATTAGTGTTAATAAACAAGACAGTTATATAAATAATCGTTATACGCACTGTGAAATTCACCCTTCGCTTATATTAGGTGTTATGGGCAATCAAGTTGTTTATCCTGAAAATAACCAGCTGCCTCGCGACCTTTTCTCTTGTGGTCAAAGTAAACAAGGCGTTTCATTATATCACTCTAATTACCAAAACAGAATTGATAAAATGGGGGTCATATTGAATAATGGTGATATCCCTCTTATTAAAAGTAGATATATGGAATACATCAATAATGAAGAACACCCATATGGTGAGAATGTAATTGTTGCAATTTCATGTTACAGTGGTTATAATGTAGAAGATTCTATATTATTTAATGAAGGTTCAGTAAAACGTGGTCTATTTAGAACAACCTATTTTAATATGTATGAAAGCAGAGAGTCCAGCACGAAAGTCGCCAATTCAAATGTCGATAATAGATTCTCTCCGGTTGTATCCGAAGGCGCCGTTGGTTTAAAACCTGGTTATGATTACAGCGAACTTGATGAACATGGACTTATCAAAGAAAATACGGTGATGGATGACAAAAAAGTTGTTATTGGCAAGGTTGAAAATGACCCATCTGAACCTGGCTTACTCGTTGACGATTCAGTATTTCCTAAAAAGGGACAACTTGGTGTTGTTGATAAAAGTTTTATAACAGAAGAAGAAGAAGGTTTCAGATTAGCTAAGGTTCGTATTCGCGAAGAGAGAGTTCCTGCTATTGGCGACAAATTTTGTAGTCGTTGTGGTCAAAAAGGCACGGTAGGACAACTCATTCCGGAATGTGATATGCCTTTCACTAAAAATGGTTTAAAACCTGATATTATTATTAATCCACATGCCCTTCCATCTAGAATGACTATCGGTCAGTTAATTGAAACTGTTGTAGGTAAAGCAGGATTAGAATACGGTGCATTTGGTGATTGCACTGCATTTAATAATAAAGGTTCTAAAATAGAAGAATTTGGTAAATTATTAACAAAAGCAGGTTATAATTCTACTGGTAATGAAATTATGTATAACGGTTATACCGGTGAACAATTGAAGACTGAAATTTTCATAGGACCTACATATTATATGAGGCTTAAACACATGGTAAAGGATAAGATTAATTACCGAGCAAGAGGCCCGAGAACATTAATGACGAGACAAACCGTTCAGGGAAGAGCAAATGACGGTGGTCTTCGTGTTGGTGAAATGGAGAGAGATGGTCTTATTGCTCATGGTGTAACTAGTTTCTTAACAGAATCTATGATGAAACGTGGTGATGAATATCAGGTTGCAATTTGTAATAAAACTGGCTGTATTGCAATATATAACGAGCCTAAACAGTTATTTATTAGTCCAATGGCAGATGGACCCATTAAATTTACCGGAAATATTGATAATAAACTCAATATTGTAAATGTAACTAAGTATGGTCGTGATTTTAGTATTGTAAAGATTCCTTACTGTCTCAAATTGTTAATGCAAGAGCTTACAGCAATGGGTGTTCATATGAGAATTATTACTGAAGATAATATTGACCAGATTGAAAACTTATCTTACTCTAAAACAATCGATAAATTGTTGCATAGTGAAAATGTTGATTATACTAAAGTAGCACTTGAAAACAAACAATTGTTTGATGAGAACGATAATAATGAACTTCCTGTTAAAGATATTGGAGAGAATGATGAAGAAGAAGATGCCGATGAGCCTAAAGAAGATGACGAAGATATGGAAGAAATCTCTCTTGATAAAATTCAAGATGAAATATTACCTGAAGTCGAAGAAAAACCTCCTACAATGACTGATAAACCTATTACGACTACCTTAAATGCAGTTAGTGATGCTTATGAAAAGAATGTTTCTTTTGATGTAAGAGATAATATTAACACACAAATGCAGAGTGCACAAGAGGCAGTTTCAAGTGCAACAGATAATATCGCAAAAACTGCATCTGCTGGAGTGCAAAATTTATTAGGTATTAATACTGAGGCCCCTCAAGAAGAAGAGCAGCAGCCACAACCACAACAAGGTGGTGGAGAAGGTGTAGGTATTTTACCTGTTGCAGCAAACATGCCACCTGTAATGGGAGGACTTCCACCAATGAGTCCGGTGACAATTAATGTAATTAACGGGGGAAACGACATTGGTTCAGCTCCCGTTAATCAAGGTGGTGGTAAAAAACAGAGTGGAGGTGATATTTTTAAATTCAAAGGAGGTTTTTCATTAGATGGTGGTGAAGGACAAAGTGGTGGTGATGACGGACAAAGTGGTGGAGATGAAGGACAAATTGGTGGTGATGAAGGACAAAGTGGCGGAGATAGTAAAGTTATCCAGATAGGTTAATTATAAACCATCTACTTTTTCAACATCATTAGAATATAATACGGTCTTTAAAAGAGGACAGTCTATGAATAAAACATTATCAATATATTCTCTCATTGTTTCAAACGACTTAAACGTATGCAACTGTCCATCATGAAATAAGTTAAACATTTTTGTTTCTATAACCACATCAATTTTTGATATAATACAACATGTTGTTCCGGTTATAACTAACGCTTGACATAACTTATCTAGATTTAGCCAGTTTACTTTACGTCTCCTTCCAGTTGTGACACCATATTCTTTACCAACATTTCCAAGTTCAGTTAGAAATTTATCATCGAGTAATGTTTCAGGAAATATTGGGTCTAATCCTGAGCGTGTATCATATATTTTTGCCGCTCCATAAACATTCTCTACACACTGCATTGGAAACCCTAAACTGCAAGCACCATATGGAAGGGTATTACTAGATGTTACATATGGATAATTTCCATAATTAATATCTAACCAGAAACCTTGTGCTCCCTCGCATAAAACATTTCCATGTAATCTTTCATTCCATATATAATTTCTGAAAAATTCGATGTTTTCAGGGTCGCCTACACGACTACCCAAACGTGCATATTTATCTCTATAACATGGAGCGATTCCTTTTGCAGTGCTGCCTTGTGTTCCAACATATTTTTTCCTATCTTCAATTAAATGTTCTTGATTTACCACATGACATTTAGGTGAAATCTTGATAAGATTTACATTAAAACCATTTTCCTTTAAATAATTAATTTCTTTTGTAAATGCGTCCTTTTCGACGACACAATCTGGTCCAATAATTGACATGACATTGTAAAATACACCACTAGGAATAAGATGTGTCTTATATTTTATATTATTTTTATATATAGTATGACCTGCATTATGTCCTCCAGCCCATCTGCAAACAAAATTATACTTTCCACTTGATGCTAGTTGAGATACTATTTTTCCTTTTGCTTCGTCGCCCCATGCAAGACCGCAACAAATATCGACTTTTAAAGACTGTTGGTTTTGTAAAGAGTCCATAATGTAAATATAAAATAGAGTTTAAATTTTTTTAATTAATATATTTTTGGGGTTAAATTTTTTGTTATTAAATTGAATAAAAAAATTGATTTTAATAAATAATATAATATTATAAGTAAGACATGAGTGATGACAATGATGTTCGCGTTATTCATACTTCTCGTCAGAATTTATTGAAACAACTAAATGTTCTTGGATACGATACTTCAACATATGAATCATTTGGAATTGCAGAAGTAAATACAATGATGTCAAAAAATCAATTAGATATGCTGTTAGAAACCAATAATGAAAATGAAAATAAGAAAAGAGTCTATATTAAATATCATCTTGGAAAAACAATCAGGCAAAATAATATTGATGAAATCATTGATGATTTATTTAATATTGAAAAAACTTTAGAGAAGAATGATTCCTTAATTATTATTATAAAGGATATTCCAAATGATACAATTAATGGCATCATAAAAAGTATTTGGGAAAATGAAGGAATATTTATTACAGTTCGTGGAATTAAAACTTTGCAGTTTAATATTTTCGACCATGAATATGTTCCAACACATGAAATACTTAACAAAGATGAAATTACTGAACTTAAAAAAAGATTTAATATTGTTAATGATAGCATGATACCAGAAATATCTAGATTCGACCCAGTTGCTTTAGCACTTCTTATGCGACCAAAAGAAATCTGTAAAATTACTCGTTCTAGTAAAACTTCTATTACATCTGATTTTTACAGAATATGTGTGTAAAAGATAATATAAATATATATTAATATGACAACACAAGTTGAAATTTTTGATGGGAAAATAGGTGAAATAAAACAAGATTGGAGCATTACAAAATCAGAAATAGAAACAGACTTTGATAATGAAATTAATAGAAATAGTGATAATAATACTATTTCTGATGATGCAACTGGTTTTATAAGAATTAATGATTATAAAAAAATTCTTGGAATTGAAGATAATGGAGATTATACCGGTAAACATTTAAAAGTCTTAAAAAATATTGTTGATGTCAGCTTGGTAGATTTAAAAACTGAAATTGATAACACAAATAATAATTTATCTAATAATAACAAAGTTTCTGATACTAATACTGATACTGATATTATAGATGCATATAAAGAAAATAAAAAATTTTACACTGAAAATAAAGACAAAATTCACGGTGCAATAATCCAAGCCAAAACACAAAACGAAAATTATAATAATTTAATTAGCACTAGTATTAATTTAATTTGTGGAATATTGATTGTTTCATATCTTATTTATAAAATATATAGTCCAATAACTGTTAGTGAAATACAGAATGCTGTAAAAACAACAACTGATACCGCAAAAAATGTAGCCGAACAAGCTCAATCATCAACAAGTAAAATAATATCAGGAAAATAATTTTTTTATTATGATTTTATATAATGACTAACATTGATTGTATCAATCCAAATACAGAAATAGGGAAAAAATATTGTAATTGGATTAAATATAGAAGTAGGCCGGAGTGTTTTACGAGAAATAGCAACGATAGACTCGATTTTAATGATGGTGAGATTAGTTCAATATGCTTAAATAGAATATTAGAAGATAGTGAATATAAAAAAATCAATTTAGAAGGTGATTATTCTAGTTTAGGTAATACCGAAATTAATCAAAATTTACAAACACAAAAACAAAAACTGAATAAATTAGTGCTTAATTTGTCAACTATTGATAAACTAAATTCTGATATTGAAAATGAGAGAGAAACAATTAATGCTGATTTAGAAATTAAACAAAGATTCACATTTAGCGCTTTAACTAAATTAGTTGTTATGGCTCTTTTTATAATTTTATTTATAACAACTATAATGGTTAATAATGAGACTCTATATGATATTACTTTTGTTTTAATTTTATTTATTCTTTTTTATAATTTATATTTATTCATGAAGAGTTAAATTTTTTATTCAATTAATATAAGTATGAATAAAAAATTATTATCTGAAATTGATAAATCATTAAATGCAGATGTAAAACAAAGTAAAAAAGAAAATTTTAACAATAAAAAAATAATTGAAAATATTACGAATGAAAGCACAATTCTTTCAAATAGTTTTGTAGATATAAATGACCCAACTACATATAAAAACTATAATTTACTAACACCTGACAAAGCTTATCAAAAAAATCAATTACTCAATACACTACTATCAAGCAGAAAACAAGCTGATGCTAGTATTCAATTTCAATTTAATCGTGAAAGAATTCGAGACTTTGCAAGCAAATATGGTGGAAAGATGGTTAAAATTAACAATAATGGTTCTTCAGATGGTAACATTTATTACATTACAAATTTTGGCGACGCAATAAAAAAAAATGGCGGAATGAATAATATGTCAAAAACATGTAATAGTAAGCCAATTAATATAAATTTTGAACATGTCGAGAATTATAATTATAACAAATTTACAGGAAATTATTTAATTTCAACAATTGATGGTCGAGCATCAACTAAAACAAATGCAACTATCATTAAAGTATTAGACCACACAATGAGTGAATTTCACCCATGTGGTATGGAAGATACATTTGTTTATGTTGGATTAAATAAAGATAATTATCGTCATGGTGTAAAAGTAACAAATCCAGATACAAAAAATTCTTACATATCATGTTATCATGATGATACAAGATTGGGTCCAAGAACAATTATTGAAAATAAAACAGTAGAAGAGTGTGGAAAAATTGCAAGTGAAAAAAATTCGAACTATGCATCCGCATCTGTAGGAAAATTCTCCGAAAGTGAAATGTTAGGTAAAGGTATAAATGATTATAGTTATAATAAGAATGGAATAAAATATTACGGCATAAAAAATGCAAAAAAACAAAGTGATGGAAAAACGAGAGGTCAATGCATATTATTAAGTGCTGATTTGCAAGACGATTATGTTTTTAATAAATGGAGAAGCGAGCCAGATTATTTAGGGTGCTGGGGAGACTGGTATGACAATCCATGGGGTTTAAGAAAAAGAACTCGTGCTATGTCTAGAATTTATAGTTCTAGCATGTTGACATTTGAAAGCTGTAAAACAAACTGCACTAAAAGAGGGTATAGTGTTTGGGCTCTTCAATATGCAAGTGGTAATCCAGCTAGAGGACAATGTTTCTGTAGCCATATTAATAAAAATCGTGAGTGGAAAAAATATGGTGGTGCAAATAATTGTAAGAGAGATAACACATCAGGTTATCAAGTTGGTGGTTCATGGTCTAATGCAATATATAAGCATAGTGTTAATCCAAGACCACAAGATAAGTGTTTTAAGAGTGGTGGAAATGGAAATATTATTGCATTTTATGAAGCCGAGCGTTTCCAAGAAGATAATCTAGGAAAAAATGCTTACATTGACCGGGAAGGAATTTCTCATGAATTAAGTGCCACAGATAGTAAAAGGATTTTTTACATGAATGATGCTAAAGATAAGAATACTATTGAAAAAACATGTAATATATCGAATATTAAACATAATGAAATCACTTCAAAAGAATGGAATAATTTAAGAATTGATTATGATAATCCTTATACATGTAATGAAAAGCAAACTGACCATGATTTCAGTAATTTAGTTAATGCAAATAATACTTTAAATAACGTAGTTTCTAATGCAAATAATTTAAATGACAAACTCAATGAAAAGGTAATATTAGGAGAAAAAAATATTATGAATAAATCACAACAAATTGGAAAGAATAGTAGTGATGCTAAAACGATTTTAACCGCTATAAGTAATCCTCCTGTAATTAGTGCTTTTACAAACGATAAAAATAATCTCAGTATTATTACAAATATGGCTAGTAAACTTATGAAAAAAATTAAAGGCGATACAAGTAATATTATTGAAGGACATGAAGACGAAGATGAATGTCATGGTAGTGATGGCAATGGTGTTTGTGGGATACCCGTTCATGGCTTAGGACCAAATTCTGATGCTTATATGTTAAGAGGACATAAAACTGAAGATCATGAAAATGGATTGTATGAAAGAGCGGAACAATTACATACAGAAAAGATTTTAAATACAATTAAGAATTATTTTAATTCGTCGCAAACATTTGATGCACAGCAAGAATTTACATTATTAGATGTGACATCAAAAAAACAGTGGATGTATCTTTGGGGTGTAATGATAATTTCAATTCTTTCATATAAATTCTATATTATGTCAAAAAAATAACAATATAATATAAATGAGTTGCGATAAACAAAACTTAAATGAAGCAATATTGGAAGAGGCATATTATACAGAAAGATATAAACTGGCTTTAGATAGAGAGAATACAGATGGTCCATTTAACGAATCATTACCAACATCTATTACAGTTCCACAGCATCTTATAGATAATGACTCTAATTATGATTCAAAGTTGAGAAGTTCTAATAACGAAAAAAGTGATTTAAAAATCGCGATGAATGATAGAGAGCAAGAAGTTGAAAGGTGTGTTAATGATTTAATTAGTTATCAAAATTTAGAAAACGCACAAATAGTTACAGCAAGTGGCACTAATCAGGCATTAGATGTTGCTGAGCAACAAAAAAAAGATGCTTTAACTTCATATGCAAATATGTTGAGTGAAAGAGACAGTAAAAAACGAATGGTTGAAATTAATACTTATTACAGTAAGCAATATGATGCTTATACTAATATATTTAAAATTATTTTTGCATTTTGTATCCCTCTTGTAATATTAGGTATGTTAAATAAAGAAGAGATTTTAGATGATACAAGCTATTTTAGACTTAGTTTATTAATAATTGTTATTGCTTTCTTTATGACAGTATCTCGAATTAGTGATATGTATTGGAGAAATAATATCAACTTTGATAATTACGAATGGCTTTATAATACACCTCCCACAATGGAAGATGATAAATTAAAAAGAAGTATGATTGATAGTAACCAAGGAATTGCTTTAGGAGGGAATACCGCAACTTGTAGTGGTTCTAGTTGTTGTAGTAATGGGACTTATTGGAATAATACTAGATGCGTAACATTACCAAGTCATGGTTTAAGTGGGGATTTTAACTATACTCATGATGACCCTGATGGAAATACAATAACTACAAAAGTAAATTTACAGCCAACTGGAGAAACTTCTGGCACCATGCATGGTATATACATAAAGGGCACTTATATTATTAATGAGGATAGTGGAAATTATACTATTGAATTTACACCTGAACTTAAACCGGGTCAAGTAGAAAACAACAGGGACACACATACTGGCTCTATTGGCACAGATGGAAGTTCTAAAACTATTAATTGGGAATCGCCACCTATACATAAAACTACTACAGATTCAAATGGAAATGTTAATGAAGTTTCTAGTAGTAATCAATGGACTTCAACTCAATAATAAAAGTAATGATATTATAATGTAATTTCATAATTATATTATAATCTCTAATAATATTAATATAGAAATGTCAGGTTTTTCAGCATATATCGACAGTATTAAAACAGCTGCATCAGCCGCAGCTAAGGCAATTGATAATGAAGCAAATACAGACGGAGATGCTTTTGATGAACTCAAAGATGCTTTAACAACACAGGAAAACAGTAATAATGATGTAGAAACCAAGTATTTAGCGTATTTAAATACTTTTGGTGAGGAAGAAAAAAAAAATAAATATAAAGAGATTAATAGTGCAAAAAAAACGGCTATTTTAGATAATTTACAAACCGAGTATGATATAAAAATAAAGGATGTTGATGAAGCAATAGAATTACATAAACTTTTAGCTAATCGCAGCAATTTAAATGTAAACGACTATTATAAATTAAAAAATGAAGACCTTGAAAAAAAAATAAGTGACATTAGTGGTATATCGCTTACTAATAAAAGAAAAGCATTATACAATCTTGACTATGTAAATAATATTGAAAAAATTAAAGATACAATATTTACTATTTACATTATAGTTACTTTTATATATATTGTTTTTTTTATTAGAGCTAAAAGATATAAATCTAGAGTCGAAATTTTAATTTTAATAGGTGTTATATTATATCCATTTTTAATAAATTATGTTATGAAATATATTTTAGGCTTATTAGATTATATATTTACTCTTGCTCCGGTAAATGCATATAGAAATATTTACAATCAAGAAATTAATCTAACAACATCAAATGATGATGATATATATTTACATTATTCTCGTGTTAACAATAATTAAAAAATTAACTATTAAAAATTAACTATTAACTATTAAAATAATAACTATTAAAATATTATAAAAAATTTTTTATAATATTTATTTTGTGTGTTATTTTACTCAATAACATCGAATGACTCAGTATCATCTTCTTCTTTAATTGAACAACCTTTCCAAAAACGATTGTATTTTCCAAATAATTTTTCACATTTAGAATGCAACTCTTTAGGTGGTGGTTGAGGCTTATTGCTATTATTAGCAGTAAACCATTGACTGAATGCTGCCGAAATTTCTTTCTTGGTAATTTTACCATATGGGTCTGATGTGTCAATCTTCTCCGCAATAAACTGAGAAATGTAATCCTGACTAATACGGTATTCATCACTCTTAGATTTAACAATATTGCAATCATTTACCAAGCCACCAGTTTCAAAAGCCTTTTCAACAAGCATATGCATCAATACCTGTCTCCATGCCGGCATTTTCTCTTTTAACAATCTATCCTTTGGAAATACATATTCATAGTCGGCAAATTCAGGTGAGTTTACATCGTCTGCAAATTTCGACATAAAATCACAAACACGAATACGACGCCAAGTGCCATCATCATTGCTTTTTACATCTAGAAGTGTATTTGTGCATACAACCAATTTAAACTGTGGAACAAATGTAATCGTATTTTTGTAAAGAGCTCTGCCAGTAAGTGGGTCTCCACCAGTAATTTCTTTTAGAGGACCTTCATTAATACTATCACCCTTTGAAGGTTCTTGAATAACTGCATAACGAATACCGACTAATTGTGCGATTTCAGGCGATGCCTTACCAATACAGCTTCTTTTATCTGTAATCAATTGTAATGGAACGGTTCCTTTGTAATCTCCCAAAATCTCTTCCATTAAATTAACCAAAATACTTTTACCATTACTACCACTACCAGTGTAAATATTGAATGTCTGGTCATGATTAATGCCAATAAGAGTAGATGCCAAATGCTCCCACATATAATCTCTCAATTCCTTAATAGGAAATAAGGACTCCATATATTTTTCAATCTCAGCTTTTTTACGGTCATAATCCTTAATTTGTTCTTTCTTTAAATAATCTAGTTTTGTTGATTTTGTAATGTAGTCTTCTGGTTGGCCACCCCGAAATATTTTCTCTTTAAAATCAATTACACCATTCTTGAAACCAAGTAAATAAGGATTTTGGTCCATCTTCTCAATGAATTCTGAATTGTGAAATAAGTGTGCGCATTCTCTCATAACATTATTTTTCTTGCTATTGTCTTTGATTTTATCACAAATTTTCATCGCGTTATCAATCATTTTCTCATATTTATCCCTGAGTTCATCAGCCTTTGGATTATCATTAGTAATTTCACTTAATTTATGCACACAAACTTGAATCTCTTTTACATAAAGACCATGCAAATCTTCTGATAAATGGCCTCTCAGTGTTGTAGCGCTATCAATTTCACGCCATTGATTATTTTTAAATTCATACCAAATATTATTTGAGATACTAATACAGACATAATTGTCTTTATATAGTGTGAATAACACCATAGCAATATCATAATCACTTCTCGTTTTAATAGATTCAACCAAATATGTTGTAATTGAATTTTCCTTGATGACTTTGTAATTTTTAGATGATTCCGGGTCATTTTTACACCAATAAATGATGGAACGATAACTTAAGTTATCTCTATTATTCTCATCAGAGTCGAAACCTTCCCATCGTTCAATCAGTTCTGAGATAGAACTGAAATCAAAACTTTTCATTTTTGCACTGAAAGCAATCCATGTAATAAGAAGTCGCTTATCAGTATTTGCCAAAGCAAATCCAACACGAATCCAGAGATTATAACTTCCCGATTCGTAATATTTAGCTGGTAATGCCATTGTGTATTCATGAATTTCTCTCAGATTGTAGTCTTGCATTTGTAAATTTTCTAGAAATCTATTAAGATACGCTTGTAAATCAGCGTTATTTTTAATTTTATCAATACTATCAACTTGGATAACAGTATTAGAAACTTTCACTTTTGTTGTGCGTGTTCGTGTTTTTTTACTACTATGAATATTCATAATCTCTTGATTTACCGATTCTTTGATATCAAGACGGGGATTATTTGGATATCTTGCAGACAATTTGTAGAAATTTTTCTTTACATCAAAACTACTGAGTTCAACTTCTTCAATTTCAACCAAACTGTCAAAATCCATACCCTCTTCATGTTGATATGATGTTTTATAAATATTTGTTAATTGATAAGCCTGATGCAATGGTTTTTTTGAGCCATACATAGTCCAACCATTAGAACCACTGCTAATTGCATTATCAAACACATCATCGAAAGGATTTTTCAATAAACTTTGTGATGAGCATTCTGGATTATTGAAAATATCGAAAATTTTATCTTCATTTTTTACTTTGTAAATAATCTTGTCTCGCAAGAATTGTTGAACTTTAAAGTCGGCTTGCAATCCAATAATAATATGAATACCATCTTTGGTAATTCCTTCACTTTCAATTATATTTACATCTGGTTTTTGAAACACATATATTGGAAATTCAATATCTTTACAGAAATTGAATATCTGACCCAAAAGTGAAACATATATCTCTATTAACTCGTTGATGAAATCTCTGTCAAATAATCTCTCATCAACATCACTATCAAATCGTAAATCAATATCTACACAAATTGGGCCGGTTCCATCTTCCAATTGTCTTTCAATTAAATATGCCTCATGTCCATTTTCTAACACTTCCTTGACATACAAATCATTAAATTCATCAATCTTTCTTTGACCTTTTATAGTAAAAACACCGCCTCGTAATTTTATATCATCATTTTTATATCTTTGATGTGTTTTGTTTTCTCCAGACTCTTTTGAAAATTTATTACCATTTAAGAATTTGTCTAACTTAGAAGATGTTACCATTAGTATTATATATCAATATTTTTTATGTTTTTTCAAATCAATCTTTTTTAAATAAATAAAAATAAAAAATAGTATAAAAATTAAAAATATTTTATTATATTATGACTGATACGAATAATAAAAAAAAATCTACAGAAAGTATTTTTATACCATCAATGAATGCAAAACGATTATTAAACGACATCAAACAAATTTATAAGAATCCATTAAAAGATAACGGTATTTTTTATTCACATGACCAAAAAGACATGTTGAAAGGTTATGCTCTAATTATTGGACCAATCGATACAGTATATGATTCCGGTTGTTATTTGTTTGAATTTTCTTATCCACCCGACTATCCATTCAAACCACCGAAGGTCACGTATAAAACAAATGATGGTTTTACACGTTTTAATCCAAATTTATATAAAAATGGAAAAGTATGTATTTCACTACTCAACACTTGGCAAGGCGAACAATGGTCTAGTTGTCAAAATATTTCGACAATTTTGTTGAATTTAGTATCTCTCTTAAATAATAATCCATTATTGAATGAGCCTGGTGTTACCACAAGACACCCTGATTATGAAAATTACAACAAGATTATCCGTTTCCAAAATTTAAACTTCTCTGTTTTGAAGTTTATAGACAATAAATATATACCTAATGAGTTTTTTGATTTACATAAAAATTATATTGAATATCTGAAAACAAATATCGACCGTTTAGAAAAATATGCAAAATCGTTAGATAAAAAAGAAAAAATCGAATTATTAACTGTTGGTATTTATAAAATGACAACAACTGTTGATTATAAAAAAATTTGTAAATCATTAACGAATTTGAAAGAAAAGTTGCTTTTGTAATTAATTTTCATCATACTTTTTTATTAGTTTAAAAAAATTGATTTTAAAATAAATATTGTAATTATATATAATGCATTTTTGTAAGAAGTGTGAGAATATGTATTACATTAAATTGGACGAAAGCGAAAAAGAATTAATTCATTACTGTAGACATTGTGGTTTTGAAGATACTGAGCTCTCGACTAAAAAACTTTCAGTATCTAAAATTCAAGTTAAAGGAACTACTCAATCGTTTAGTAATTACATTAATGAATACACTAAGCTTGACCCAACTGTTCCACGAATTACAAGTATTCCTTGTCCTAATCCAGATTGTCCTTGTAATAATTCTGACCCTGAAAAAAGAGTTGAGAGAGATATTCTTTATGTTCGATATAATGATGATGAATTAAAATATATTTACATGTGCACTCATTGTGACAAGACATGGAAATCTAATGATAATTAATTTATTTATTTTAAAAAAATTGAAATAAATAATTGAAATAAATAAATACTATATATATATTACAAATGAGCGACATTGAAAAAATGAATAACCCTGAAGAAGATATTCAAGAGACTGAAAATCCTGAAGAAGAGGATGATATTCAACAAGAAAAAGATGATGATGAAGAACAAGATGATGATGAAGAACAAGAAGTTGATGATGTCGAAGACGATGATGATGATGACGACGACGATATTGACGAAGATATTGATGAAGAAGCGCCTATAGAAAAAATACAAAGTAAATCTAAACGCAGTTCTACAAAAAATTTAATTTCAGCAGAAGAATCAACTGCAATTATTAGTGAGGGTCAGCAATTTAATGATGAAGATGATATTTTAGAGAGTGATGAAGATGATGAATATAGTGAAGATATTTTTAAGAAATTAGAAAGTAATTTTAGTGATGATATTACATTTGTTCATCCTCAAACTGTTCAAGTTAATAATAATGAACTGAAAAACCTTATCAAAGTTGTTAGAAATAAATATAAAATTGTTGTTGATTCTTTACATCGCACTGAACCATGTATGAGTAAATATGAATATACTAAAATTTTAGGACAAAGAGTAGCTCAACTTAATCAAGGTTATACGAGCTATATTACTCGTGAAGGACATATTGATAATAAATCTATTGCTGAAGAAGAAATTAGACAAAAACTTCTTCCAGTTATTGTTAGAAGACCGTTATGGTCAGGAGCAAGTGAATATTGGATGCTACAAGACCTTGAAATTCTTATTAGGTAAAATAATTAGATAAAAATAACTAGATAAAATGATTCATAAAAAAATATCAATAGTTTCATTAATATTTTTTTGTTAATCATTCTTTTGTTAATCATTCTTTTGTTAATCATTCTTTTGTTAATCATTCTTTTGTTAATCATTCTCTTTATGTTTGGCTGTTATTGTTTTGTTTTCATTATATTTTTTAACATTTCCATCTGGCTGGACACTCTGTGCACTGAACAAAGGTTGTCATTGGCTCATCTGCCGACCGGGTTTGCATTTGATAATATGTAGTTTTCTTTGAACCACAACGTCTACACTGGAAAGCTCCCTCTTCTATATTTACATTTAATTGTGTTTTACATTTGTCTCGCTTTCTTTTCTGTTCAATCATATCTGTCCATCTTTCAATATCCATTTCTTGATGACTCATATATCCAATCTCGTGTGATTTAATCATTTTAGTATTAATTCTTTCAATTAAATCACTGTTCTTTAAATTATACAATATTGTTTTTAGTCTATCGGTGTAAATCAATACAAAGTATGGATTATCCCATCTTTTAATAGTATTTCGTTTGTCTGCCTCATCTCGTGAATAATTTAAAATACTTTTTTGTATATTACTTGCACGGCGAATATTATCTAATTTAACGTTCTTTTTATTTACAGTCGAATTAATAATCTCAACCATACGGCTGTTAAATTCCTCTGGATTCCCAATAGTTCGCATTTTTAATACATTATAATAATTTTAATCTAAATCAATTTATTATAATGTTTAATTTTCATCATCACTAAATTCATACTGAGCTTCTTCTACGTCATCATCTGTAAATGAATCAGTATCACAATCACTTTCAACATCACTATTACTATCACTTGTTGTCACAACAAAACCATCTTTTAGATAACCGGATTTTGTTTTTTCACTGTCGCTAACATCTTCCAGCTCATCTTCTTCTTCCTCGTCATTCTCCACTGTATCAACTAAAGTTTCAAAACCACCATATAGTTTTTCATAAGCACTTTCCCATTCTTCAATAGTTAAATTGCCAAATTCTTTATCATGATTAACAAGTGCCAATGTTCCAAAAAATAGCTC